TCTTGCCATACCGAACCGGGACTTCTAATTTGAGTGCTTGTTCGGCGAAAACAAATAATGGTGGAGTTCTTCATTGCTGCAAACTTAACCATATTCATTACAAGAGCAAAAGTCTTACCTGCGCCAGCACTTCCTGAATATAGAGTAATAGTGCTTTTACTTGCAAGAAATTGCTCTTGCGGAATACTAGCTGGAGCAAGTACGAATTTTTCAGTTGACATTTATTCCTCTTTATTATTTCTTATGATACTTAGAATATGATCTGCAATTTCTTGATTTGTCAGAACTTTCCAATTGTAATTAAAAGCAGGTTTATTGTTTGACATACATCTTGAAATCCAATCTGCAGTACTGGTTGTGTAACCTTCTATAGATTCTGCAGCTTGTTTTAAACCGTAAAAGATAATACCATCTGATCTTTTAATGCACTTGTTGAGTCTATGGCTGTCGTAAAGCGGCTTTAAATCTGAATAATCTGTTGTTACATTTGTATGAAGATTCTCATCGTAAGGTTCAACTATATAACCACAAAAAGCTGTAAACGGGAATTTATTTGAAGATTTTGCGTGACCAAATCCTGCAGATTTTCCAGTAAAATTTGTAAAGGTAATCTGAGAATTAAAAAGATATTTACCGTTTACAACAATTTTATTAGAGACAGCTTCTATTGTGTTTTTATAATTATCAGACTCTCTTAGTTTCTGATACATGTATTTAACATGAGATTTTCGTTCATCTTCTGTCATTTTGTTCCAGAAGTTCTTAGTGTTCTCTGATAGTCTTTGACGATCTTCTTCAGTTAAACTTTCAGAACGCTTTTTAATAGATTTTGCCATTCTTTCGGGGTCTTTAGTCCAAGCAGTTCTTTTAGCAATATCTCTTGCTCGTTCCCCATCAGTCATGTTTTCAAAGCGAGCTTTATTAATCTGAGCTAGTTTTTCATAATGATCTGGTGCTAAT